GTCTAAGTTTGGCAATCCCGCAACAACTTGCGTTGCCATTTCAGACGATGAATCTACTAATAATCAACCAAACAAGAAACCATCAAAACATGATGAGAACGTCAGAATGGTTGAGCGTGCTTGGTGGGCATCTGGTACAGAAGAACGTCGAGGATTACCTTATTTGAGTAGGGCAGGATTGCGTGATTTGTTAATTAAGGATGGGATGGCTGAACGCACCGCCAGAAATAAAATGGATGCTTCTAGGCCAGATGGGATCATTGCACAATTGCTTAATGCAGGCACTTTGGAGTCATGCGACGGCGGCTGGGTGTTTGTCAATGAGGTGCAGTTGAGCGTGATGTTGATGCAAAAGAACGAAAAATGAGTTTACAAAAAGTCAAGAATTGTTGCGCCCCTAATGCCCCTAAACGCCCCTAGGGGCACTCAGGGGCACAGGGGCAAAGGCGTTGGAATGTGCCCCTAAACCCCGCCCCTCTCCTACCCCCTTTTAGGCAGGGGTAGGGGAGGTAGGGGAGGGGCACAAGACGATGCGAAAATTTTTGGGTAAGGCTTGTTGTTGTTGTCCCTATAGGAGTATGATGTGGAACCTATAGGGCACAGGGGCGAACATGAAAACGTATGAAGGCAGAATTCCAGACAAAGCTGAAGGCTGGCGGGTTAAAGCACAGGTCAAGGACGGCGATCAAAAATGGTTTTTGTTTGAAAAAATGCAAGCACATTCTGATGAATGGGCAACTTATAAAGTTGTTGCTGATGGCAGAGTGAAACAAAAAGCTAATTATTGGTTGGTGAAAAATATTAAAACAGGCCAGCAGGTATATCCTGCTGATATGGAGTTAATGAAACAATATAGGTTAAATTTGTTTGAAAAAATTAAAGCATTTATATAATTTTGTTATTAATTTGACCGCCGCCAATTGATGAGATAGACTCCGCACATGCCATACACCAAGCAACAAAACCGACTCTTCCAAGCCGCAGCTCATGACCCCGCTGTGGCCAAGCGGGTTGGTATTCCGCAAGACAAGGCCAGGCAGATGGCCAGCGAAGGGGTCAAGAACAAGCCGCAAGCATTGGCGGCTGCGTTGATGCGGGGCAAGCCGTGACCGATAGCAAAGTAGAAACGGTTGCAAAGAAGAAGTGGATTCCGCCTAACGCTGGCAAGGGACGGGTCAAGGGCACGCCTAACAAGGTCACCAAGAGCTTCCGAGAGACGATCCAGAGGCTACTAGAGGACAACAGCGAAAACGTCTCTAAATGGCTAGAAAGCGTTGCTCAGGACGATCCAAGCAAGGCGCTTGACCTTGTGTCCAAGCTGGCCGAGTATGCTGCGCCGAAACTTGCGAGAACCGAACTGGTTGGCAATGCTGATGCTCCGCTGCGCACCGTGATCGAATGGCAGCGACCGAGCGACGAATAATAGTGCCGTACGCGCCTAGACGGGCGTTTGCGGCCTTCCATGACCGTCGGGCTAGGTGGGCTTGCCTTGTGGCTCACAGACGCGCTGGGAAGACCGTAGCGTGTATCAACGACCTGATCCGCAGGGCGTTCACCGATGGCAAGCGAGACGGGCGATATGCCTACATTTCGCCGTACTACTCACAGTCCAAAAGTATTGCATGGGACTACCTGCTGCGCTACACCGCAGACGTTCGCACTCAGGCCAATGCGTCAGAGCTATGGGTGGAACTGCTCAACGGGGCGCGTATCAGGCTCTTTGGGGCGGACAACCCCGACGCCCTGCGGGGGCTGTACCTTGACGGCGTGGTGCTGGACGAGGTGGCTGACATGAGACCAAGGGTCTGGGGCGAGATCATCCGACCGCTGCTGGCCGACCGCGAAGGCTGGGCCGTGTTCATTGGCACGCCGAAGGGGCACAATTTCTTTTATAGCATCTGGACGCAGGCTCAAGGCTCGCCCGATTGGTACTCGACCAGCATCAAGGCATCGCAGTCTGGCCTGATCAAGCCTGATGAGCTGGCCGACGCAAGCCGAGGCATGACCGAGGATCAGTACGAGCAAGAGTTTGAATGTTCGTTTGAGGCCGCAATTTTGGGTGCTTACTACGGGCGCGAGTTGCGGGCTATTGAGGACGAAGGGCGCGTGACCGTTGTGGATCACGACCGCAACCTGCCCGTGTTCACCGCCTGGGACTTGGGCTTTCACGATGACACGGCCATTTGGTTCTGGCAAATGTCAGGCGGCGAGCTGCGAGTCATTGACTACTACTCGGCCAGCGGCCTGACCATTGACGACTATGCCAACGTGGTGATTGGCAAAGCGTACAGATACGCAACGCACTACCTGCCGCACGACGCACGGGCCAAGACGCTGGCATCAGGCGGCAAGTCCATCATCGAGCAACTGGACGCTCACCTTGGCATCAAAAACATGGCCATTGTGCCGTCTCTTAGCGTGCAGGACGGCATCCAGGCAGCGCGGGTGATGATGCGGCGCGTGTGGTTTGACCGCGAGCGCTGCGGCGAGGGCGTGGAGTTGCTCAAGCAATATCAGCGCGAGTGGGACGACGAGAAGAAGATGTTTAGAGAGAAGCCGCGGCATGACTTCACGTCGCATTGCGCTGACGCTTTCCGCATGATGTCCATCGCTTGGCAGGAAATTAAGCCAAAAGAACCCGAAAAACCTGCGGTTTTTGCTGTAACTGGGCATAATTCGCGCATTGAGCTTGCCCCACTTGAAACTCTGTGGCGCGAGACACCAAGACGATCTAACCGAATCTAGGAGAAACACATGGCAGGCGTCAACGCACCTTACCGTTACCAATATGAACATGTCGCAGCAAGCGCAACCGCCCAAGTGCTGGGCGGCACAGGCGCTGTTGGTGACTACATTCATAAATTGATTTGCACGGTCAGCACCGCTGCCACCAGTTCAGTTGTTATCGTTGACGGCACAGGCGCTGGCGTCTTGACGCACACCGTGCTGCCCAACAATGTGGGCGGCGGCATTGGTTGCTACGTCATTGAGCTGAACGCAATCAGCGCAAACGGCGCGTGGAAGATCACGACCGGCGCAGGCGTTGAGGTGATGGCAGTCGGCATCTTCTCAGCTTGATCATGGCCGAAGAGGACACCGTCAAGCCCGAGGTTCAGTACTATCTGAACCACATCGCAGCCTACGACCGCGAGTTTGCGTCATGGGAGACGCGAGCCAAGAAGATCCTCAAGCGGTATCGGGACGACACCCGAAACAGCCAAGACAGCGGCTCGCGGTTCAACATCCTGTGGTCAAACGTCCAGACGCTCAAGGCCGCGACGTTTGCTCGCCTGCCGAAACCTGACGTCAGCCGCCGCTTCCGCGACAACGACCAAGTGGGCCGCGTGGCCGCGCTGTTGCTTGAACGTGCGCTTGACTACGAGATCACGCACTACAGCGATTACCGCGAGACGTTGACCGCTGCGCTGTACGACCGTTTTTTGCCTGGGCGTGGCGTGGCATGGGCGAGATATGAGCCTAAGTTCAAGCAGGGCGAGGCAAATGAGCTTCAGATTACAGACGATGAAGAGTCGCCTGAGTCTGAGATGTTGGACTACGAATGCGCCCCATGTGATTACGTCCATTGGCGTGACTTTGGCCATAACGTAGCCCGCACATGGGAAGAGACTTGCATTGTCTGGCGCAAGGTCTACATGACCCGCCCCATGCTGCGCGAGAGATTTGGCGACGAGTTGGCCAAGAAGATTCCGCTTGACTCCGAGCCTAGCGAGATGAAGAACGCCAGCCGAGAGGGCGTTGATAAGCGGGCAATGATCATCGAGCTGTGGGATAAGGAAACCGGCAAAGCCGTCTGGATGTCCAAATCGTTTAGCGAGTTCTTGGACGAGCAAAACGACCCGCTAAAACTTGAGGGGTTCTATCCTTGCCCGAAGCCGCTGTACAGCACGATCACCAACGAGAGCCTAGTGCCCGTTCCTGACTTTGCGCTGTACCAAGATCAAGCCAACTCGCTTGACATTTTGAGCGACCGCATTGATGGCTTGGTCAAAGCATTGCAGGTCAAGGGCGTCTACGACGCTGCATCCCCTGAGTTGGCCCGTTTGTTCACCGAGGCTAACAACAACGACCTAATTCCGGTCAAAAACTGGATGTCGTTTTCGGAAAAGCGCGGGCTGGCTGGATCAATTGACATGGTTGATCTGACGCCTATCGCTGGCGCTTTGATGCAGGCATATCAAGCGTTTGAGCAAGTCAAAAGCCAGATTTACGACATCACCGGCATCAGCGACATTGTGCGCGGTCAGTCTGTGGCCAGCGAGACGGCAACTGCCCAGCAGATCAAGGGGCAATATGCCTCGTTGCGGCTCAAGAGCTATCAGGACGATGTAGCGCGGTTTGCTACGCACATGATCCAGCTCAAGGCCCAGATCATCTGCCAATTGTTTGACCCGCAAACCATTTTAATGATGTCTGCTGCCGACCAGCTTAGTCCGGTCGATCAGCAACTGGTGCCGCAGGCGCTGGAACTGCTGCGCAACGAGCCAATGCGCTCGTTCCGCATTGAGATCAGCACCGACTCGCTCATCATGATGGATGAGTCGCAGGAAAAGCAAGATCGTATGGAGTTCTTGGGCGCTGTCTCAAGTTTCCTTGAAAAAGCCGTGCAGGCCAGCCAGGTTGCGCCTCAGATCGTTCCGTTGTCGCTTGATATGCTCAAATTTGGTGTGGGCGCGTTCAAGATTGGCAAGAGCATGGAAGGTCAGATTGACCAGACTGCCCAGCAGTTCAAGGAGCAATTGGATCAACAGCAGCAGCAACCTCAGCAGCCGCCTCAGCCTGATCCCGAGGAGCTGAAGATGCAGCATCAGATGCAAATGGATCAGGCCAAGATGCAAGCTCAGGCGCAATCTGATCAGATGAAGTTGCAAGCCGAGGCGCAGTTTAAGCAGGCCGACCAGCAGCACCAGGCGCAGCTTGAGATGGCCCGCATGGATCATGAAACGCAGCTCAAGGCTGTTGATGCTCAGTCAACACAAATGATTGAGCAGGCCAAGATGGAGGCCGATGCCGATCTCAAATGGCGCATTGCCCAGCTTGAGGCCGAGACCAAGGTTGTTGTGGCTCAGATCGCTGCCGCGCAGAAGTCTCAAGCCGACGCCATCCAAGCAGATCAGATGATCCAACAGGAGGCCATTAGGACGTCTGGAGCCACCGACCTACAGCAGACCATGGCTGTGGCAATGGAAGGCTTCCAAGCGGCTCTAGAGCGCCTTGC